TTTCTTCTAGATCTAAGATTAGCCTGTGCTCTTCCTAAAGCACCAGCTTCCCAGGCAGCCTCTTCGGCATCTCTAGCAGCTTCTTCTTCAGCTGTAAACTGTACTCTCTCGCCATTTATATTATGATATCTTGGCATTGTTTCTCCTTATTATTATTAATTAATTCCATATAAACAAATATCTCCACTATCTATGTTCCCTGTACTCATTTTAAATTGTATAGCATTTATTGCAGACGTAGTGTTAAAATAACCAGCACCAAAACCATTTTGTGCAATATTATATGCATTTAATTCGGAAGCAACTGACATATAATGTTTCACAAATGTAGTTGATGATGGATTAAATAAATGAATATATCCACTAGCACATTCGTCATTATCTGCACCAATTTGACCATAAGTTACTTTTTGAAAATCAGTTCCTTGTCCTTGATCTGCATTAACATATTGCAAAACAGCTTGACTATCATCTTCATTATGAAAGGCTCTAAAAGTAGCTGTAGTCATTGTTGTATTATAATTTGACCCTCCATCGGTGCTTGCTTGAAATCTTAAATTTGTTCCATCTGTAGCTGGGTGCATATTATTAAAAGTAAATAAGTATTCTTTGTAAGTATCATCCAACACAACTGAACTAGATCCATCAACAAAAGATAAAGTTGCAGAACTACTAGCTGTTAACTTTTTAATAAAGATCATATTACCTAACCCTGTTGTAGTGCCTACAGCTGTTGCAGATCTAAGTGCTCTATTATTTAATGTAACAATACTCATTAACTATCCTTAATTCCATAAAGTTTGATTGTACCAGCGTCTATGTTTCCTGATGAAGATTTAAATTGCACAGCATCTACTGCTGAAGTGGTATTTGCATATCCAGCATAATGATTATCTCTCATTCTATCATTTCCTTGAATACCCGAATTTCTAATTAAAAAATGTTTAACAAAAGTAGTTGATGATGGATTAAATAAAAACATTTCTCCACTACAAGATTGATCAGCATCTGCTCCTAAAAATGCATATATATTTTTAAAAGATGTAGATTGTGCTAAATCTTGTCCAGTATCATATCCTAAAGCTGCTGGATCATCATCTTCTTCATGCCTTGCTTCAAAAGCAGTGGTTGTTTTTGTTACGTTATAATTAGAGCCAGTATCTACACTAAAATTAAATTGAAAATTTGCTTCATCAGTTTGTAAATGAATATTAATAAATTTAAAAATATAAATAGGATATGTGTTATCTAAAACTACATCTGAACTTCCATCTACGAATGACAATGTAGAACTAGAACTTGCAGTTATAGTTTTAATATGTGTCATAGCACCACTAGGTAAACTATCTAATGCTGTAACGTTACT